TTAGGCGCTCTCGCCGTTGAGCACAATTACATCTACGAGATTCAAGAAGACAACAGCATCTTGTTCATCGTGGAGGACATCTACGACAAAGGATGGAAGTCTTACCATCCACTACATCTAATCGAAACAACTGGAGAAATACACGACTTATGACAGACAAGAACCAGGTCGGTGGCGACCATTACAAGACGATGGCAATTGAACCCGTGGAGTACATTGCAAGAAACGGCATTGGCTTCCTGGAGGGCAACGTGATCAAGTACGTTAGCCGACATCAATCGAAGGGCGGGCTTGAGGATCTCAAGAAAGCCAAACATTACATCAACTTACTAATCAATCAAGAAGTAGAAAAACTCACGAATCATGCTTTACACAATTTGGAGGAACTTTCAAAGGATGAAGAAGCCAACCGCGTTGCGAACTGGCTCTACTCTAACTGCACCTACTGCCCCAAGGATTATGTCGACTGTTCATGTGAACCCCCCGAAGGACTTTAACGACTGGTCTGAAAGCCTTTACCAAGAACGTCTCAGGATTCACAATATAGTCCCAAGAGATGACAGAGGATGAGAAGAACGAGTTTAAGTTCATCGCGGCTCGAAACAAGTTGCAGGTACGTCTTATGCTCATGGCGGACTTTGTTCGTAGCTCTACTCCTGAGAAGATTGGTAAAGAAAAGTATGAGAACCTCCGAGAGGTTTCCGCTCTTGGATTGATGCTGATCATGGAAAATGACTGGCAGCATCGCAAGATCCAGTCTTTAAGAAGAGACCTAAACGCAGAGATGAAGAACAACAACGAGTTGCTCAAGAAGTTCCTCGATGGCGAGACCTAAGCACTGGCCGAATCCTCCTCGTTGGACAAGCGAGTTCCCTTGTCCTCAAGAAGTCACGCTTTACCTGTCCGCAATGGCCGTCCGAAGGTTTAACAGAGAGTTTCCTTTGCCGCCGGAACCGGACTGGGAAAAAATATGGCAAGACTATAGGAAATCCCAAGAAAAGTAGTATCTTTACAAACTCATCAAAAAAAATGACAGACGACGACAAAAAGCGATTTAAGGCACTTGCTACGAAGTACGAGTTGCAGCCTACAGATTTCTGGAAGTCCCCTCAAGGCTTCGTTATTATTTCACGGCGCGGGATCGAGAAGATTCAATCAGGCATGAAAGCAGAAGTAAGCTACGAAGTAGTTTCTGAGTTCAGCGACCCTACAGAATCTAAGTACGTTATCAAAGCGACCGGGAAGGCAAGAATCGGAAAGGACTTTCGCATTATTGAAACATACGGAGAGTCTTCTCCCAAGAATACAAGAGGCGGCGCTCAGGCTTATCCGATTGCTATGAGTGAAAAAAGGGCACTCAGCAGGTGCATCCTTAAACTCAGCGATTTTTACACTTTAAATGTCTTTTCAGAAGACGAAATCAATGAGTAGCGAAGAATCGGACTGGGTAGACGAGCTGTTAAGCACGCCCCTTCCAGGCATACCGAATGTGAACTGGAGCACACAGACTTGGCTGCTCCACCTTTTAAGAACCTCAACAATTGACGGAGATGAAGAATCCATAATCGAAAACCAAATCGTCGACGGTAAGTTTACCGAAGAGTCGCTAAACGATCTGATTACGCGGCTGAAGATGAATCAAATTCACTTCACGAACATCCCAAACCCCTCACAGACACAGATCAGTAAATTCATTAAAAACCTCACTGACAATGACAATCCCTAAAAGCCTATCGATTTCAATCGACCTCAACAAAATCGACGACAAGTATGTCGTAAAAGGAAAAGACGGTGCCCGATACTTGGACCTCAAGCTTGTGAACACCCCTGACAACGAGTATGGAAACGATTATTTCGTTAGCCAAGCTCTACCCAAGAATGTTCGCGAACAAATCAAAGAATCAGGTGCGGACTGGCCCAAGACTCCTATCCTAGGCAACGCCAAGGCTTGGCAGTGCATGGAAGGAAAGGCAAACGGAGGGGCCAAGAACTCTCCGACAGTAGAAACCACTAACGATATGCCATTTTAAGATGTCAAAACCAGAAGAAAACATTAACGCGAGGGCATATGCCTACGAAGTACTTGAGGGCCTTGCTGATCTTATTACGAAGCGAGCGGAAAGCTGTCTAGACATGGAGGAAGATTGTGCGGCCTTGCTTATGACTGTGGTCCAAGACACCGTGAAAGACTACAAGGCTGACGTGGCTAGAGCTAAGATCATCATGGACGAGTCTGGACGCATGTCTGTAGAGTCTGATGTTATGGACTTCCTGGAGCAACCTGACGAAGACGATTACGTCGATCAGAACACGCTTTCGATTACGCTTTCAAACATCTTGGAGCGTTTGGAGGGTTTGGAAGGAACAATGAAGAACATGAATGGAGAAAGTCATTCGGAACATTGAGTCGATGACTGACGAAACAAGGGTACACCTGGTTGGGGACGACAAGAAGATTCCTCAAAAGGCCATGCCTTCTTCGCTCGCTGCTGTGATTAATTGGGCAGCAAACGAAGCCAGAACCCCTGTTTTAATGCTCGGACAGGTAGTTCATTTGTTTAACGGCAGGTATTACGAAGCTGGGAAGATGTACGACATTATGGAAGCGGCTTTAGACCGTCTCAGCTTGCCTATATCGTTTGCCATTGACCCTGACGTCTTGAGGGCTACGGAGAAGTCTTTGAGCGCCTGTATAGATCGTTATGGGATTGACCTAGACATGAACCCCCGAGGCTTAAACTTTATGGACGGGCGCCTGATGATTAGCCAAACGAACTTAGAGTTCTTGGAAGGCCACGATCACCGATCGGTGTTTACTTATTGCTTGCCGTTTAATTATTACGGCGACCGCGAGAGGTCTGTTGTTTGGGAGAAGTTTATCAACCAAATAATTCCGAACGAAGAGATGCGTAACTACGTACTGGCTTCGTTCATTAACGCGATTGCTGGAGACCCTATGCACGCACAGCGGATGCTGCTGCTTATGGGCGTAGGCGCAAGTGGTAAGTCTACACTGATTGATGCTGTAGTAGCTACGATAGGAAAACAGAATGCTTGTCGAGTAGACGACCTCAGAAACTTGACAAAAGACGAGTCAAGATACCGCATTGACTTGGCGAACCACATCCTCTGCATCTGTGGCGACGCTTCTGGAAACCTAGGTAATAAGGACGTGCTTAAACAGATAGTCTCGAAGGAAGAGATTAGCGGGCGCAGGTTGTACAAAGAGGTTGAATACTTTGTGCCTCGTGCCTCGCTTATCGTGGCTTCGAATGAGATTGGGTTTACTCACGCCTTAGGAGACTCAGGAATAAGTCGGCGTATCGACATTATTCAATTCAACAACCCGGTCGCTGAAAAGAATAGAGACCCCTTTATTGGTAAAAAGCTTGCCGCACCAAACGAGCAGCGAGAGATGATCATGGACATGATTGACTGCCTGCTTGAGATGCAAAACAACCACGGTCGAATGGTTCGTCCTGAGTCGTTGGCACAAGCGCTGGACGACCTCCGGTTTGATGGAGACATCTTCCTGTCGTTCTTGGGTAGCGCAGGCATGGAAATAATAAAGGAGAGCGAGGAAGGACATGATTGTGAGTGGGTTCACCAAAAGGATCTATTCTCTGCTTTCAATTACTTCTGCGGGCTGAACGGCAACAAGTTGGGAACCATGCGTACGTTAAAAGGGAAGTGCAAATCCCACGGCGTAGTGCAGGACTCAGCGGGAAAACGACAGCATAAGTTCTTGTTCCGGGTAACTAATCAAAAAGACTATGACACAACATTTAAGCTGTTACCGTGAACATTTTAGAAAAACTTAAAGAGACCAAATTCCTGACTAGCAAGGAGGTGAAATGGTTGGTTGGAGATATCGTTGCTGAATTCGAGTGTGATTCTCCAAAAGTATGTAGAGACCGTAGGTTGATTGCTTGGTTCTTGCGTAATTGTTTCTACCTGCCTTACAAGAAGATTGCGTACAACCTGGAATACCACCGCGTTCCGGTTGCGTACGAAGCAGACATGGGGTTTGTGAACTCTGTTGACATGACGTTTTCGCTCTCTGGTTATGAAAAGGAAAAGATCGAGGTCATGCGTCAGATTGCAGACGTGTATTACGAAGGCTCTTCGAACGTGTACCTGGATCGTGTGACTGACTCGTACCTAGAGGAGGCTTTGCTTTACGGGGCTTCTGTGGCGTGCAACGATCTTGATAAACAATCAAACTATAACGCAGGCTTCCCCTTAATAAAAACACCCTCTTCTTCGCAGCTGTTTAACCTGAAGCGATTGCTAGAGATGGTTGAGCGAAAGGATAGCCCTACAGAAATTCTGGACCTTTTTGAAATAATAAAGAATGAGTAAATACTCAGAGCATTTAAAGAAAATCTTAGACCTAAGGTCCAAAGGTATGACCAACGCTGAGATAGCTAGTCAGTTGCGAGGCGACCTCGATTTCGAAGTCTCGTACGACACGCTAAGGAAGCAAATCAGCCGCATGGTAAAGGGCGCCGGCGATCACACTAGCATGGTTGCTTTTGCGGAAGCGAACGGCGTGCCTTCTGACAACGTAAGTTCGTATTGGTACAAAGGTGATCACTTTTCGCTGCACGTTAAAAACAACTCCGACGAAATAGACTGGATGGATATCAGGGATTCAATCCTGGAATCTATGAAGGGCTACGTCCCGAAGTATCCTGGGTTTAGTTACTCGCAAGTAAACGACGGCCATTGCCTAGTGGTTGACCCTGCGGACATCCACATCGGAAAGTTGTCTATGGCCTTTGAAACAGGCGAATCATACGACAGCAGCATGGCGGTCAAGCGCGTCATTGACGGGGTGGAGGGTATCATCAATAAATCGTACGGATTCAATATTGAGCAGATTGTTTTTGTGGCGGGCAACGACGTGCTTCACATAGACTCTCCTCGCAGGACAACCACTTCGGGCACGCCTCAGGACACTGACGGCATGTGGTTCAGCAACTTTTTGCTTGCTAAACAGTTATACATAGACGTCATTGAAACTTTGTTGGGTATAGCTCCGGTTCACTTCATGTTTAACCCATCCAATCACGACTACACGCATGGGTTTTTCTTGTGTGATATCATAGCTACGTGGTTTTCAGAGGAGCCAAACATGACGTTTGACACCAACTTAAGCCACCGCAAATACTACAAATATGGCAACAACCTCATCGGCACTACGCATGGGGACGGAGCTAAAATGACAGACTTACCAATACTGATGGCTACAGAGGCTGCCTTATACTGGGCACAAACAGAACACAGGTACGTTTATACACACCACGTACACCACAAAACCAGTAAGGACTTCCCTGGCGTTACAGTCGAATCCCTCAGGTCTCCGTCGGGAACGGATAGTTGGCATCACAGAAATGGGTACCAACACGCTCCAAAGGCGGTAGAGGGTTTTATTCATCACCCTAAACACGGGCAAGTGGCTCGAATAACACATTTATTTTAATGGAAACAATCATCATTATTTTAGCACTCCTGATTATGGGGATGAACGTCGTGACCTTTCGTTACCTGCTTCGGCTCGACAAAAAAATGAAGGACGCGGAACGTAAAAGTAAAATCCGACCTGCAAGGAGGAAGCGCGAACGACGACAAGTGATCGTCAAAAAAACTCACGAACGGGAAATCGTCAGGGTCACACCTACGGCTTCCGAATTTATGCAACAACAATACAAACGAGTAGCAGAACAATATGCAAACAAATGAAACGCCTTGGGGTGAGGTTGGTTACCCTGTATTTAAACGGACATACGCCCGACCATTAGAGAACGGTCAGACAGAGGAATGGGAAGACACTGTTAACCGAGTGGTTAGTGCTTGCCGCGATCAGCTCAATGTCGGCTTTACTGAGTTCGAGGAGGGTGAGTTAAAACGAATCATGATGGAGCTTAAGGGCACTGTGGCTGGCAGGTTCCTTTGGCAGCTTGGTACAAAGACGGTAGACAACCTGGGGTTGCCTTCGTTGCAGAACTGTGCCTTTGTGGTAGTGGACGATCCTGTTCGCCCTTTTACATGGGCCTTCGAAATGCTCATGCTTGGGTCTGGCGTTGGTTACAATATCCAGCGAGAAAACGTCTATCAATTACCCAAAGTGAAGTCTCGCGTAAAAATCGAGCGACTAAACGCAAACGATGCAGACTTCATTGTTCCCGACAGTCGTGAAGGCTGGGTGGAGCTGTTACGCCGTGTGTTAGAGGCTTCGTTCTTTACCGGTCAGGACTTTACGTTTGCTACTCACCTGATTCGGTCAAAGGGTTCACCAATTAAAGGGTTTGGCGGCACGGCTTCTGGTCCTGAGGATTTGGTGTGGGGTATGATTGAGATCAATAAGATCCTCAATTCGCGCTCAGGGCGCCGTATTCGACCTGTAGACGCCTTGGACATCATGAACATCATCGGGAAGATTGTAGTGGCAGGAAACGTACGCAGAAGCGCTCAGATTGCCCTTGGTGATCCTGACGACATCGAGTACCTTCGAGCGAAGCGGTGGGACTTAGGTGGCGTTCCTAACTGGCGAGCGATGTCTAACAACTCCGTAGTATGTTCTGACATCTCTCAACTGCCTGACGAGTTCTGGGAGGGTTACAATGGAAACGGTGAGCCGTACGGTTTGATTAACCTGGAGGCTTCTCGAAAGATGGGTCGAACCTTTGAGGTACAATATCCTGATCCTGACGTACAAGGGTTCAACCCGTGTGCCGAGCAATCACTTGCCAACTATGAGACTTGTTGTTTGGCTGAGATATACTTGCCAAATATCGAGCACTATGAGGAGTTGAAAAAGGTTGCGCGATACCTCTACAGAATCAACAAGCACAGCCTAGGAATCAAATGTGCCATTAAAGAAACCGAGGACATCGTCCATAAAAACATGCGAATGGGCATCGGGATTACCGGATACCTGCAGGCCACTGACGAGCAGCGCAGTTGGTTGGACGGTTGTTATGAATACTTACGATCGTATGACAAAAAATACTCTGAACTGGCGGGATACCCAACATCCATTAAACTTACAACGGTCAAGCCATCTGGAACGCTTAGTCTACTTGCTGGCGTTACACCAGGAGCGCACCCAGGATACTCAGAATACTATATTCGACGAATACGAATGTCAGCTGATAGCGACCTGGCAGCTGCCTCCCGGAAGCAGGGGTATCATGTGGAGTACGTGCTAAACTTTGACGGCACAGAGGACAAGTCCACTGTTGTTGTAAGTTTCCCTTGCAAGTTCCCTTCGCACACTATGTTTGCAGAAGACATGACAGCCATCGATCAGTTAGAGGTTATTAAGCGCTTGCAGGCCGAGTGGTCTGATAACGCCGTCTCGGTGACTATCTACTATCGTTTGGAGGAGCTTGAGGCTATCAAGGAATGGTTGCGTCTCAACTATAAAAACGTGAAGTCAGTTTCGTTCCTGCTGCATAGCGACCACGGATTTAAGCAGGCTCCTTTGGAACAAATTGATGAAGCGACCTATCTGAAAATGTCCGAGGCAGTGACGCCAATCACCAGTCTTGAACAGTTGGAGATGGATGATGTGGAGTTGATGGACTGTGACACAGGAGCATGTCCAGTACGATGAGACGCATAGACCAATGCTGGGTGTCCCAGTTGTATTACCTTAGCGAAGTTACACCGAGACGTGCTCGGAGTATCGCTACCTAAACGGGAAGGGGCTTCGGCCCCTTTCTTTTTTGGGTATTCTAATCTGTTCTTCTCGGTAGAATGGATCGATCTCAGCACCGAAACATACAACCCCCCAGTTAGCTAGCACTATCTGAAAGTCAAGTACAGTAAATAATCCGTCACCGTTTATGTCCCCCTGCTCCCAATACACATCCCCCCAGAACTCCATCATCAAAAGCAGGTCATTCATACCAACAACATTGTCTCCGCTAATATCACCAGCACAGTACGGATCCTGATCAATGAGACCAGGGCGTAGTATTGGCAGCGCGGCGTGCATACGCTCTATTTGCCCAGGAGTGAAGTTTGTTCTGCATGAATCCACGTAGTAATCCATGTGGTTATTAGGTGTATAGTTATACAGACCAGGAGGGCATATCGGGTTCTCACAGCTCCAGTTCAGTTTAGTGGGCGGGGTATCACATACGAAGTCCCCAGTTTCTAAACAATCCCCAAGATTCTCACCACAGAATTCTACATTTCTAAATACGTGGTGCAAGCTAACGTAATGCCCAACCTCGTGGATCAGCGTCTTATTCTCCATGCGTGTAGGCATATTTAGCTGATCACCAAAGCGCCCAAATACATCATGCCTAACCCACACCCCGTCCAACTCTGTCGCCTCTGTGTACTGGGTCCAGGCGAACCCAAGTATACCAGAACAAAACCATGGGAAGACATGTACATTCATATAGGCTGTCCTATCCCACACAAGTGGTTCTAGGTACTCATTCATCATAGTGAACCCCGTGCTGCTGTAAGGAACGCAAATATTATTCATCTCCATGAGAATGGGCGATGCCCAGAACTCGTCGAAGTCGTGATACTGTACCTGAACAAGATCGAACGACAGCATAGCTTCCTCAAACTCCTCATTCAGATGCTCATGCGCGTCGTAAATCACATTCTCTGCTATGTAGCTGTTAGGGAAGCTGTCGCTGTGGTGAATATGAATCACATAGTTTATCTCCTCCCATTCCATCGGTGGGGGGTCATACCCCATCCACTTAGCCTGAAGCAATGGTTCATCTCCAAACACGACGCAGGAATCCTGTCCCAACATAGAAATCGGGATCAGAATCAGTAGTAAAAATCTCATGTAACTAGCTGTTTTTCAACAAGTAAATATACTGCTGAATATCTTCTAGCGTAGGTTTTAGCGTCAAGTCGATACCCGCCTGATAAGCCTTGACTAAACGCTTATCCTCGTAGATAAGTACCGTAGGGACAGATAAAATCTGTTCTCTTATTTCCTTGGGTTGGTCCTCTAAATAGGCCAAAGTGTACTGACAATCCTTAAGTCTACGTAAGTCTCTACGTGTGTTGGAGTCGTTCCAGTAGGCGTTGATCTGGATCACCATGATCTCCTGTGCGCTTAATCCGTAGCAAAAAACCAGGCAAAAAAACAACAGAATACGTCTCATTTCTTCTTTGCTGTTTGGCTCAGTTCATAGAGACGCTCTTCAATCAAGTCTAACTTCTTACCGTTTTCGTCTACTTTCTGCTGAGTGTTCATAATAGTTTCTCTAATAAGTTTGTCCTTAAGCTCGTATTCGGTTCTAGAAACCACAGGCTCAGGGAGGCGTTTAGCTTCCTCTATCTCGCCTTGAATAGCGAACCACATACCCACCACAGTGACTACAAAACTGATTACAATAACAACAGTCTTGAGGTCTACGGTCACCTCTGTAGACTCACTTACTTTCATTTCTTCGTTTTTTCTATCGTCCTCCCAGCAAAATAAGCTCCGAACGAGGTTAACATTAATACTTGTAACAAATCTATATATGAATCCTTAACGCTGAAGGGCCAATTGTCTAGGCTATCAAAGATCATGGTCAAGCAAAAGACAATCATAAGCGCAATCAGGGTAAACGGTCGAATCAACTTGGCGAGCTTTACGTCGCTAGCCATGTCTGCCTTCCATCGCTCGGTTACGTTATTCTGATATGCAATCTCTGCGTCAATCTTTGCTTTAGCTTCTGCGGGATCGATTCCGGGTTCCTTGTCTAAAAGGTTCTTCACGATTCCCAACGCTCCTTTGTCTGGCAGCAGGTCTCCTACCACTCCGAGCACACTAGGGGCTTTGTCTTTTAACCAGGCGCCTAGGTTTGTGTCTTTAATCTTTTCCATTAATCCATTCTTTTACGTCAAACGAAGGGCACGACTTGGTCACCTCGGGCAAGTCTCTATGCCCAACTACATTTTCTTTAGGAATGTCGTATACGTTGATAAGGTTGTCTATAACGCACCACAGTTCCTCTTCTTGGATCTCTGTCATATTGTTCTCAGGATCCATGTCTTCATTCACGCCACCTACCCAACATACACCGATAGAATGAGCGTTATATCCTCTCGCGTGGGCACCGACTTGACTTATTGGTCTTCCAAACTCAACGGTCCCATCTCTTCGCACGACGATGTGGTAGCCAATGTCTTTCCATCCGTTACCTTTAACGTGCCACGATCGTATTTCTTTTGCGCCAATATCCATTTTTGGAGGCGTGGCTGAACAATGCACCACAATCATGTTTAACTCTCTCATACGAATCTGTTTTTTAAAGCGTTGTAGTTTTGGAGTACTTCAGAGGCAGATAGAGCGCGGTCGTAAATCTTAAAATTCGACATCTTTCCATCAAAGTAGTTCCCCTTAGTAAAGCCCGCCCCATCTGTATCGAGACCCACGTACAGGGGTTGTCCTGAAGCATATGCTAAAGAACCAGTCCCTCTCGTTCCAGTACCATCAGCAACCCCATTGTAGTAAAATCTAGCAGTAGCGCCATCCCTTACCAGACACACGTGAGTCCATGTGCTTAGGGGTATGTCAGTGCTACTTGTAGGCCAAGCACCACTAGCGCCATTTGAGTTGTCAAATGTACAGCTCAACCTTTTGTTAACCCACGTACTATTGGTGGACGATGGTATGTAAAATATCATTTCATTTCCTCCCGATGGGTCTGGAGACATACATATGCAGGAGTCATACGCATCAATGTTTATCCAGACATCTATAGTCATATCGTTGGTAGGTAAGAAATCGGTAGCGGTACCCATTTCCGCATAGTCATTCGCCCCATCAAAAACAATGCTTCCACCATTCCCCGAGTCAAATGTAGGCCCGTTCGTAAGCGTGCCGTCAATCCCGCCAATCAGGTCAGTCCATGTGGTTCCGCTGCCAGCATAGCTCAGGCCGTTGGCAGCATCCACGTAGAACACCAACCCA